CAACGCAACAAGGCAGCGATGAACCGGCCTCAACGGTTCAGAGGGTTGGCAACTGACCCGGGTGTGCAGCGTAAAGCACCAGAAGCAGTTATCCGGCGGACAGAGTCGCGGTCGGAGAGAAGGAAACAACGGAATTTTTCACTGATGCCCATCCAGAGCGGTGGGCAGCGGGAAAACAACCGGAGAAACACAACATGAGCATCACATTCGACGCGGACAGCGTCAGCGTAGAAGGCGTAGGCAGAAGCAGCCACGTGCGTGTCACGGTAGATGCGCAACCTCGGGATATTGCCGCAGAGCTGGATATAGACGATCGCCTGCATGACTTGGAGCCTCACGAAATTGTGAACCACATCGGCGCGGGCAAGCTGCTGGAAACCATGGACGAGGCCGAGATATCCGAATGGCTGGCCAGCAGCAACGTAGACCCGAACGATTTCCTCAGCGCTATCGGCGAGGAAACGGTCTTGAAGTGGCTCAACAACGAGTGAATCACCAGCGCCACGAAAGCCTGTCGTTAACTGCCCGATCCTCTCTATGAGAGCGTATCGGATATAGCTCGGCCTTCTGCGTGATAGCAGGGTGGCCACCTTGTCCTGAGCTGGTGCGATCAATAGCGCCTTGTGAAGACGGGCAACACTCGGAGGGATTCGAGCTATATCCGATGCGGACGAAACTGCGGCTTATAACCGCCCACCTGCATCACCCAACCTAACCGGAGATCACCATGCTCCTACTGCTCCTGATCGGCGCAGCGCTCAGCCATGCGCGGCCAGAACCGCCACCTGATGACGGCCTGCCAACCGATCCCGTGCGCTACCACCGTGAGCGCTGGCGAACGATCACCGGGTTCACGGCGTTCTGGCGCTACTGATCCCGCCCAAAAACCTGACAACTACTGCATCCGAAAGCCCGGACGTCCAACCGGGCTTTTTTACGCCTCGCCTCTACCCGTCAGCACTCCCCGGCACCCATCGGTAAACAGCCGTGCGTGAGTGTTGAGCGAATACAGGTGAACTAACGAATCAACGGAGCAGAACAAAATGACCATTACTTTTAGTGCAATCGTTTATCAGCAACTGCGTCTTGATGGTTTCGTGGCAAGTGCTGCGCTTTTTTATGCCCGTAAGGCTAAAACCGCCGAGCTGATGAACTTTCGCTAACCCCAAACACTGGAGGTCGCCATGAGCGATATCAAACCTATCCGCGCGAATAGCCGTGACGGCGGCGACACCTATCGCATGCTGAACATGATTCACGTCATGGCCGGCATGCTGGCAAACGAGCCAAAGAAGCACTTCACCCTGGCTCGTACGAACAGCGACCCTCAGTACGGGCCAATTATCACCGTCTGGACAAATGGAGTCGTCGATGTAGAGGCGCGGACTTGGAGGGATCAAGAGCCGGCTTACCACGAATACTCGATGACGCGAGTAGTCGTCCCGCCCACCGAATAACGCCACCCTGGAGGCAGCATGCACCCCGACATCCAAATGCGCCGCGATATAGTCGATGGCCTGCATCAGCGTTCCCGTCTCGCCACTGCTGAGTTCTACCGGCTGATTGATCGGCCTGAGCCGGTGGCTGCCTTTCGGATGATGGTCAAACCAGCAGGCCGCGACTTTTTTCATGTAGTGGATAGCCAGACCGATAAGGTCGTTGGATTTCGCCGCAACCACAACGACGCCTGCGCCCTCGCCCGGAGCCTGGAGCGTGATCAGTGAGTCTGCAGCAGCGTGACCACGACACGGCTGTCGGATGGATCAATGGCGAGCTTGCCGAGCTTAGGAGTGCGGTAGGAAAGCCAAACGCGAGCGCAGCAGCGCGCTCAGCGATAACCCTCGCCTTCCTTCTGCGCGCCATCAGCGACACCGAGCAGAGAGAGTTTCAAGCGCGTATCGACGACATCTACAAGTCCTCTCGCGCAACGGCTGCCTAAACCCAACTTCCAAACATCACCCGCGGTACCTTCTGGCGCCGTGATGGAGGCTCTATGTCTCAAGAAAATGAATCTCCCCTCTCTGCTGCCGATCTGCGGACGATTGCCTACGCCGCGCCCACCGCCAAGATCGAGCGCGAAGAACTAGATGCTGCCCACCGTCAGGCTGAGCGGGAGCGCATCGAAAAGCTTGGCGGTTCTGCTGAGCTGGTGTTGGACCTGGAAGCCAGGCTTGCCGCCGCCGTCGATGATCGCAAGCGCGCCCAGGTCGAGGCGAACTACGCAAAGAAGAAGCTGGAGCAGGTTTTCGAGTCGGTCAGTGCTGCGGTGGGCCGGGATGTTCGCCAGCTCAGCGTCGTGCACCTCGGCATGGCATTGACAGCCAGCCAGTCGAAGCTGGTCACGCTGGCCGGCTACATCGACCGATCACTCACCCTGGATGACCTCGTAGTGCTGAAGCGAGTAGCCAGCAACCTGGGCGTCATACAACCCCAGACCATGGCCCAGGCCGCGCAGCTGATGGGCCTGAGTTACCGGAGGGCTGTATGAGCCCTGCTATGGCCGCCCAATTTGACTGGATGACGGTAGGCGCCTTCTCGCCGGACAGATTCACCGGCGACCAGCGCAAAGAGTACGAAGAAGCCATGAGCCGCATCCAGCGGCAGTGGGACAACCAACCAAACTGAGGAAACTCAAATGTTCAAGAAAGCCGAACGCAAGCAGGCCAAGCTACGGCTGGCACTTGCCGGGCCGTCTGGATCTGGCAAAACCTATTCAGCTCTCCTCTTGGCCATGGGCCTGGGCGGGCGTATCGCGGTAATCGACACTGAGCACGGCAGCGCATCGCTATACGCGGACCTGGTCGACTTCGACGCAATGGAGCTGCATGCGCCGTATTCGCCTGAACGCTACATTGAGGCGATCGTGGCAGCTGAACAGGCAGGCTACGACACGCTGATCATCGACAGCTATTCGCATGAGTGGACCGGATCCGGCGGATGCCTTGAGCAGAACGAGACAGTTGCTCATCAGAAATTCCGTGGTAACACCTGGGCAGCCTGGAACGAGACCACGCCGCGCCACCGGAAGCTGACGGACAAGATCCTAACCAGCTCGATGCACATCATCTGCACCATGCGCAGCAAGACGGAGACCGTCCAAGGCGAGGGCAAGAAGATCCTCAAGTTGGGCATGAAGTCCGAGCAGCGCGACGGCACCGACTACGAGTTCACCGTGGTGCTGGACCTTACCCACGACGGCCATACCGCCACAGCCAGCAAGGACCGGACGAAGCTGTTCGACCAGCCAGAACTGATCGGCGCAGACACCGGCCGCCGCCTGTTGGCCTGGCTGAACTCTGGACTGAACCCGGAAGACAGGGCCAAGGAGCAGCTGGTAGACGCGCTCGCCGACATCGCAAATGCGCCGGATATGGCGGCGCTTGAGTCCGCCTACAACGCAGGACGCGTCATCGTCCACGGATTCGACAACCTCAAGCCTACCCTGGTCGCCGCAAAGGAGATCCGCAAGGCTGAACTGAACAAAGCGAGGCAGTCAGCATGATCAGCATCCTACAGAACGAAGTAGAGCGCCTTCGGCCAGCATCGAACGAGCTGAACTCCCTGACCGAGCAGTTCCTGGCCGCCGGCGGCAAGATCGAAGAAGGCCCCGCCAGCGGCTATATCCCGAAGCCGATCACGTACAGCACGCAGATGCCACCTGCGCCGAAACCATTCGTTCGGCGCCGAGTTGAGCCTTTCACACCTCCGCCTCCCACTCCGCTTGAGATCAGGCAAGAGCAACGCCGTAAGCGAGTGGAATGGGTGATGGAACTCGCTCCCGACCACACTCAAAGCGAAGTGATCGACATCACCGGAATCGGTCGTAGAACACTGCTCGCCATGTCGAAAGAATTCGACTTCAAGTTCAAGCGCTCATCCCACGGCGGACACAACAGCCCGGATCGACTCAAGGCTGCCGCCGAGCATGAAGCAACTCTGGTCGAGCGAATCAACGCGTTCAAAGAGCTTGGCATCAGCAGGCGCCGCCTGTGCGTAAAGCTAAAGATAACCGGCACCACGCTGCTCAAGATCCTTGAAAAGCACTCAATCGATTATCCGAAGTCACGCGCAGGCGGCCAACGATGCGCCGCATAGCCCGCAAGAGGTAGGCCATGGCCAAGACTCCCACAGAACGAAAACGCGACCAGCGCGAGCGGGACAAGATGACCAAGGCGGAAAAAGAAGCCGCCCTGCTGTCTCGCCAGATCGTCACGAAGCTCTATCACAACGATGACGCCGCGCTTAAACGGGTCATGGCCAGGACCGGGATCGACGAAGAGCAAGACCTGATTTCTCGATTCATCCGTGGCGCCGACCGCATGACCGACGAGCAACTGGCTGCGCATATTCGCATTGCGTGACATGCCGTCGTGACACACAAACCCTGGAGATAAAATGAATGAGCTGGCTCTTTTCGCAGGCTCTGGTGGCGGAATACTCGGCGGCCACCTTCTCGGGTGGCGCACCGTCTGCGCCGTTGAGCGTGATGCCTACTCCGCACAAGTTCTGGCGCAACGACAAAACGATGGAGCCCTCCCAGCTTTCCCGATTTGGTCTGACGTGTGCAGTTTTGACGGAAGGCCATGGCGCGGCCTTGTTGACGTGGTTTCTGGCGGATTCCCGTGTCAGGACATATCAGCTGCCGGGAATGGCGACGGCATCGATGGCGCCCGCTCTGGACTCTGGCGTGAAATGGCGCGAATCGTCGGCGAGGTACGACCTCGATTCGTCTACGTGGAAAACTCACCTTTGCTTGTGGGAAGAGGACTTGCCGTGGTCCTCGGTGACCTTGCCGAAATGGGGTATGACGCGCAATGGTGCATTGTTTCAGCATCCGACTGCGGAGCGCCCCATCAGCGCGAACGTTGCTGGGTTGTGGCCCACGATAACGGTACATGGCAATCACAACCAGCCGGGCAGCAGCAAGAACGCCGGTTGGGGTCTGAGCGCAGCAGTCAAACTTTGGCCGACACCTGTAAGGCGCGACTACAGGTACCCAGGCAAAAGCCGCATGGAAAGGACGGGCAGCAAATCAGGCGAGTGTCTACCTCAAGTGGTCGGTGGCCCACTGAACCCGGAGTGGGTCGAATGGCTGATGGGGTGGCCTTCCGGTTGGACCGAATTAAAGCCCTTGGCAATGGACAAGTTCCGCGAGTGGCAGCAACAGCATTCTCCCTCCTATCGATCGACGGCGACTGACGCCGCATAACTCCCCAACTCCACCGCCCGGGCATGGCCCGGCAAGGAAATAACTGTGGCTACACCAACGAGAGAATCAACCGACGCTGAACTGGCTCGCCTCTATTTGGAGCGTGACGAACTGCAACAGCGCCTGACCGCAGCGGATGAAGAACTCGACCAGTGCCATAGCATGGCTTTGATGATCGAAGAAAAGGAATGGGCCGAGCATGTCGGCAAAGGGACTATCTCGTCCAGGGTTGAATCGGCATTCACGCAGTTGCACAACGAACTGACTGAGGCGCGCCAAGGCTTGGCCGCAGCAGATGAGCGGGCGGATGTGCTGGTGGGGTTGTTGCACAAGGCACACCCTTTCACCAATGACGTGGCGCACGATGTGGATGTATGGCTGGAGATTGAAGCCGAACTCAAGCTAGTAAACGGCGATTGCCACCATGGTTACGCAAGCATTCTTGAGTGCCCGGAATGCGGAGAGCCATACCAATGAAATCCCAACTCCCCGCCTACTGCTGGTGCCTGCTGGCACTGGCACAACTGATTTGCTGAGGTGATTTATGAGCGATAAGAGCCGTGAAGAATTCGAGGCTTGGTATCTCAAAAAATACTTTGAGGGCGACAAACAATGTGGCTTGGAATGGCTCTCCACTGATGTTTGCGGAAGCTACCTATACGAGCGCCCCGGAATCCAATGGGAGATCTGGCAAGCATCACGAGCAGCCTTAGAAATTGAGCTGCCGGATAACTTTGATCCTGATGGAGGCGGTCAATGGGCGATGTGGCAAGACCTTGTTGTTCGCTCCATTGAAGACGCTGGCGTGAGGGTGAAGCCATGACCACCAACCAAACGATTGACGGCGTTCTGGTGCCGCGTGAACTGCTTTCATACTGGGCTGAATGCCTGGAGTCGGCCGGATTCAAAGACAGGCCCGCCGAAATGCGCGCCCTGCTAGACAAAGAGGTCAGCGGTGATTCCCGCGCACCCCAGCACCAGGGCGAGCCGCGCGCGTATGACATCGAATCCGCAGCCCGCACACTTTCCGAGTGCATGGACTATTCATGGGGCCATATGCCAGAACAGGGTAGAGCTGCGATGCGTGAGTACGTAGCGCTAATTATCGCCTCCGCATTGCCAGGCAACGCCGAGCAGCCCGCTCCGGTAGCCGTGGCGACAACCTGCTGCGGCTCTTGCCCTGGTGGGTGCGTCTACGGCCTCAAAGCTTAACCCCTCTCTGTAACCCCTCCCCCTTCAAAGTCAGCCGCTATAGCGGCAAGGACACCCTATGACCAATGACAAAACGATTTACGGCTTACAGCCCGCAAAATGCACGTCGTGGCTGGGCCACAAGTTTCAGGGGCGCTATTCGCATACAGAGACTGCGGGGCCGCTGAGCTCAAGGGGCGGTGAAGCTTCGCACGTGATCCGTGCGATTGAGGCAGCTAAATGTCGGAGCGACACCTATCACTGCGACGTGTGCGTGCGTTGCGGACTTGTTATAAATTTTCAGGGAAACATGACCAATGACCAATGACACCACCGAACGCGTCCTGATCGGCTCCAAGGACGTGATGCGCATGCTCAACATCGGACGCACCACGCTGCATCGGGTCCGTACAAAGGACTCGACCTTTCCCAAGCCGATCAAGGACGGACCACACCGCCAGGCTCACGCGCACTTTGTGAAAGCCGAGGTTGAGGCCTGGATCAAATCAAAGGCTGACAGCCGGCACGCTGCGTAAGTACAATCCCTTCGCCCCGCCGCCCGCGCGGGGCAATATTCACCCTTCAAAACGGCATAGTGCACACCGCCCTGTATGGTCGTTTGTATGGGTGCCATCGAAACATGCTTAAAACTCCCGTATTTGTTGGATGGTTTGGGTCTCCCTCGGGGCACCAACCATTGGTTTCATGTTGCTCAAACATGAACCAAAACACAGCAAAGCCGGCCACTGCGCCGGCTTTCTTGTTTCTGCTTGTTTGTATTTGTTCGTGTATGTTCCTTGTATGTGTGTATGGCGTGATGTATGTTCGCCAAAATTACGAACTCGGCCATACAAGAATTGAAGCGATCAGACATCAAGCGCCGCCCCCTGGCCGACACCGTCCTGTCCTCACTTGAACCTGAATCCAAGGAATACCGCGAGACGTACGGCATCGATCGTATCTACTTCGTGGTGTCACCCAATGGGCGCAAGCGCTGGGAGTTCCGCTACAAGCGTGTGGCTGACGGGAAGTGGACCTGGCTGGGGTTGGGCGGATACCCGGAGTATTCAGCCAAGCGCGCCAGGGAGAAAGCCTCACAGGCATCCGCCCTGCTTGAGCAAGGTATCGACCCAGGCAACCACAAGCAGGCCGTCAAGAAGGCCGTGGAGGCCGCCACCGCCAGCACCTTCCGCGCCGTGGCCACTGCCTGGCTTGAAAAGAAGGAGCGCGACGGGCGTTCGGCGTCAACCCTCGACAAGATCACGACCTACTTGGACAAGGACATCTACCCCGCGCTGGGCGATCTGCAGGTCAGCGGGATTTCCCGCCGGCACTGCGCCGACCTGCTCGCCAGCATCGAGGCGCGCGAGGCGTTCAACGTCGCCAAGAAAACGCGCGGGTGGTTGAAGGAAATTTTCAGCCAGGCCATAGCCAAGGGCATGATGGAATACAACCCAGCCTCTGAGCTGCTGGTGATCGCCGCCCAGGCACCGGCCACGAAACAATACCCGCACCTGCTGGAAGACGAGCTGCCCGACTTCATGCGGGCCATGCAGCGCTCGCCAAGCCGGTTGATTGCCAGGACTGCGGCGATGCTCACGCTTTGGACAGCATCGCGCCCAGGCATGACCAGATGGGCAGGGTGGACCGACTTTGATCTGGATGCCGCGGTGTGGAGCGTATCGGCAGCCAAGATGAAGATGGACCGGGACATCATGATCCCTTTACCAACGCAAGCTGTCTCCGCGCTGCGGGATCTGCACGAACTGACCGGGCGCAGTAGATACCTGTTCCCCGGTAACGGCCAGGCAAACCCGGTTATCAGCGAGAACACCATCAACAAGGTGTTCGCCCTGGTTGGCTATAAAGGAAGGTTGGTAGGTCACGGCACCCGCCACACTGCAAGCACGCTACTGCGGGAACACGGATGGGAGAAGGATCACATCGAGATGCAGCTCGCCCACAAGGAAGGCGGCATCAGCGGCGTGTACAACAAAGCCAAGTATCTGGCCCAGCGTCGGCACATGATGCAGTGGTATGCGGATTATCTCGACGCACTGCGCGACGGCATGACGGAGGCGCAGCGCAGCCAGTTCAAGGCGAAGGTAAACGGGTAGTAATTTGATGGGCTCCATAAGCAGCCTTTTCTCGTTCGCGTCTGATTTTTTTACGATCCGTGAACAGGAAAAAGACCAGAGCTATCAGAACGGTCAGCTTGATGAGTGACCACCATGAGCTGGATATCTGATCACTGAAAATCGAAAGTACGATAGACGACATGAAAAACGATGCAAGCATCATGTAGTAAACATTGCCTGCCTTCGCTTTGAAATAAGCGTAAGTCGATATTACTGAGTACAGCGACAGAAAACCAATTACACCTATAACTCCAAATTTTGGATATAACGAAAAGTACATACTGTATACATTACCTTCCAGCTCTGGTGCGTACCTGTTGAAGGCCAGGTGCTGGGGGTCTGGCGCGCATAGGCTGACGAATGAAAGCATGTGGCATATAGAGCTGAATGGTGACCACAAAGGCTCTAAGCTAATATCTCCGTCAAAATAGCGAGCAAACAAAACTGGGCCTTGAAACGCATACCCAGCGAAGTGTTCTAAAAATGTGTAAATAAAGTCTCCCGCGCTTTCGTCCGAATCAATAGCAACTTTTGCCGTAGCAATTGCACCGCCGATCAAGACAAGAAGAAAGCATCCGCCTACCAAAATAATGAACGTAGCAGATAGCTTGCCGCGCACGATTATCCATATGAAAAACAGACCTATGAGCAGTTGAAGAAGTCCAGAGCGCCCAGAAGCTAGCAGAATCAGAAGCGCCCATGGTGTGGATATGAGCAATAACGCGGGTGCCGAACACCACTTTTTCAGATAGCAAACTACAAAGAGAGGGATCAACATAGTTCCGATTTGTAGATAATTAGAAGCAGCCCACCCAAGTACATTGTCACCCTCAACGCTTCTATGCCTCGCTATATAAGCGGCTTGAATAAGGTCTGGAGATAGGCTTGTAAGATCAATATAAATGCTTGGCAATATAGCCACATGAAGAATACAAAAGAAAACGACCATCCTTCTTGCATTAATAGGGTTATAGAAATAACCGGCCGCTAATGAATTAGAATTGGCCTTGCGTAAAATATTATAAGTTGCAATACCGACAACAGAGAAAACTAATCCACCGACAATATAAAGAAGAAGCGCACCAGACTCTATCGGGTAGAAACCTAAAAACTCCGATACGCTAACGCCCCAAAGGCCAAGCGCCCAGGTTGCTGGGAATACAGCTGCCGGGTGCCATTTATCCCTGCACACAATGGCGACTATCACGCACCATAAAAACAAGATCAGCCCAGCGACAAATCCATACATTCAGAATATTCCCTAAGAAGCCGGACCAAATAAAGCGAGCAGCGTAGGCGCGGGTAACTGATAAGGCAAGTAGCCATCCGACCAGCGCAGTGCGCGAAGCCGGACAGCCGCTATGTCTTAACGAGCCAGATAGGTGAAGGAACAAGCAAGCTTGTCGCCTGTAGCCCACACAAATGGCGCACCAGCGCGAACGCCTGCGCCGTTTCGACCAAAATTCAAAAGGCTCCCGCCGCCAGGGACTTGCCCGAAAACTGTGAAGTCGGTCGAAGCGCTAACGTCAAACGCATTGCCGGCCATGCCATCCGCGTTAATGTTCGGCGTGGCTACAAAAGGTAACGCGAACGTCCATGGAGCTGCACCGTCACCGGCAGTAGTGGTAGATCCGAAATCAAGCCTAAGCTGTACCGACACCGAGCGACCTGTGCGCACGTAGTTAATGGTTAGGGCGCCGTTGCCAATTGATGGCGCTACGCCTGACGCCTGCGACCAGCCCGTGTTGGAGATCGTCCCGCGAGCATCGAAACTGTTGGAATTGCTCGCTGCGTCTTCTGTGATTTCTCCATCGCAACCGGCAAAGCGGTGACCTACCCCAGCTGTGATAGCGACAGCTCCAGCAAAGGAAATTCCCGTGAAAGTAGACCCTGCCCCACCTACGATGAGGGGAGAAGTGTTTCCGAACCGACCATTTGCAAAGTGCATCAGGCCAGCACCAGCACCGTGCACCAGAGTAGTCATGTAAAACCCACTCATAGTGCAGCCGTTACCGGAACCCGTCACATCCATAAAGCCGCCGGACAACCATATGCCACGGAAAAAGATGGGGCGAACAGTTGATACGCCGCCAAGGTCGATAGCCGCAACAGTGGTTGGATCAAAGGTGCTGCCCTCAAATGATTTGACGTTAGTCCCGCCAGCATTACCTGGGAAGCTGAGAGAGTTCCCCTTCGTCAAGTTCACGCGGCAGCCAGTGATCTCTACTGAGAAACCGATGCTGATAATGCCTTTGCCTGTGTAGGTAGCACCTGCACCCTCAAGGTTGAGCGCTTCAAGCTTGCTCAGGTTCGATGTTTGCAGCATGTCGCAGTTTGCCGACTTGATCAGATTGATGGCGCGCTGCCCGCCGTGGGACTTCCAGGTTTGCGAATCCAGCTGGGTCACTTTGGAGTTGATCAGATAATCACCCCTGGTAAAGAAAACCGTCCCTCCCACGCCGGCCGCTGCTGCTGCTGCATTAATTCGTGGTGAGTCATCGACCCCGGTTCCGCCTGGAGCAAGGAACACACAGCCTTTGCGCATAAGCTGAAGCGCATAACCTGCGCTACTCAATGGAAAAGTACCGGTGTCGTCATATCCGATCAGGCCCAGGCCACCAGGCCCCGACATATCCTGGACAACGTGCGGAACCCCATCGGGGCCGACATAGACAATGTTTGCAGCGTTATTGATTGGGCCCTGGCCTGTCTCCAGAACCGTCGCTACCAAATCCTTTACGTCCTTCCAGTTCGCTGCGGCAGTGTCTACGCCATTGGCTGATGCCATATCTACGATGCCATTGCCCTTGGCTCGATAGAAACCATTGCCGTCCACATCGAAGAATCCAAGCGAAAGCGCCCTGGTGCTATATCGCAATAGCTGCTTGAGGGCTTGCCAGATCCTGTCAAAGTCGCGATTCACGGTGCTTGCCAGGAAATCTCCATTTTCCTGATAGTCGTTCAATCGCTGAAATGGCACGCTGAGTTGCAGCAGCAGGATTCCTGACGGCGCAGATGTAAAGGTGATGGTGCTTTGAGGCGCCCCGATTCCAGTAACGGTAAACCCCGATGTGACCTCAAGATCATTGAGATACACCTTGAGATCACTGGCGGCGAGCAGCAAGAAAGGAATAGTGAAGCTCGTTGTAATACCGTTAGCGGAATAACGCTTCTCGGTTGGTCCGTCTGGAACTGCCATTTGTACGCCCCCTGGGTGGTGGCGGGCTTAATAGTCCACTTGAACCTCATGAACGCCCGCATCTGGACGCCAATTGTCACGACGGGTCTCTGTCGGTTTCCCGACTATTCGGCCAATGCGGACAGGGGTTTGAGCGATGCCGCCGGCCCCGGAATCGATGTAGTCGTCCTCCTGATTGGTGAGTGCTGGATTGAAGTCACGCATCTGGTCCCAGATCACCTTCAACACTTCGACGTGAGCCCATAAGAACCTTGCCGATAGGGGCGATTCAAAGGCGTCAAGGATGCGTTTCTGCTTGTTGGTGGTGGAGTGTTCCTCCCCCACCCCGCAACCGGTTCCCTTGAGCGCCTGCTTGAGGATGGTGGGAGCAAACCCGCCTGGGCCGTTGGTCTCGATGATCACGCGAGGGATCTGGTGCTTGATCACCAGTTCGCGGATCTGGTGCACCTGGCCCCCGATGATCCGGTCCTTGCCGTCGAACTCCGCGATCTCCCCGGTCAGGCCCACGGCCAAATGCCAGTAGAGCTGGCCGCGCGCATCGGTGAGGATCAGCGAGAACGCCGAGGCGTCGGACTTGATCTTGCCCAGGGAACAGTCCCAGTAAGCCACGGCGCCGACAATCTGCGTCGAGCCCAGGAACATGGCGGCGGAATCGTTGGCATAGCGCATGACCGGCTGCGCGTCGTACGGGATGATGCGGGCCGGGTCCAAGCGGACCTCCGTGACGGGCTTCGAATGCAGCTGATATTGGGAGTCCCATTCGTTGATGGTCCGGGTCTCGCGGCGCCGCGTCTCCAGGGTCGCCATGTCGAAACGCTCAGGCCAAGCGCTGCCGGCGTAGCAGTCGACGAGCGTTCCGGGCGGGGTGAAGAAGGCGATACCGGTCTTGGTCAGTTGGTAATCCCGCCCAGACAACAGCACGCGCGCATGCTTACCAATGCCCGAGAACACAACGTCCGGCACAAACGGAAC